TTCAGCGATACCGCTCTGCGCCACGGAGACCGTCTCTGTGCCGTTTTCACGGATTACCGGAAGAGTTATAAGCCCTTCCGGTGAAATGCTCTCTGCGGGCGCTCCAGAGGCTCCTGTGATCTTGACCAGATAACCGGACGATACGAGTTCGGGTGATTTCACCTCCGCATCATCGATCAGCTCGCCGATCTTCCTGCGTCTGCCGCCAATGTTAAGCGGCAACTTCACTGCATACATTGGCTCTCCTCCTTCTCCGGCTTATTTCACGCATCCGCTGAGATAGATGCAGAGATCATCGCAGGTCTTCTTCATCGACGTGGACATCAGTCCTTCGACGAATTCGGAATGGGTTCCCTTCTCGCCTTCGAAGGCATCGGTTGCCATGTATGCTCCATTGCCGAGCATATCCCAGGTGATGATGTAACCTGCAGACGGTTCCTCGAGAGACGGATTTGCCGGAGCGTAGGTCAGCATTGCATCCTTCGCATTGAAGGTGAACTGCATGTTCGCCTTCTGGCCGAGGTTTGCAGTGTTCTGGGTCGCATAGAGGACCTTGACCTGATCGATGCCAAGGACGGCAGCGATGACCTGCTCATTGACCAGTGCCGGGTTCGGAGTAGATCCTCCGGAGACAACACGGTTGAGGAACTGCGGATGGTTCTTCATGGCAACGTAAGTGTCATAGCCAAGCGTCAGTCTGTTCGGAAGGCGTCTTCCGCTCAGAAGCATATCCCTCTTGTAATCGTCGAAGAGTCCGACGATATCCGCATTCGCATCAGAGAAGAACTCGAATGCATTCGACTCGGATGCATTCTCAGCGCCGGTCTTGACATTGCTCCAGACATCCTTGTTGAAGAATCCCTTGGCGAAGGTGTTGTCCAGATGCATCTTCATCTGCTCAGCCACAAGCCTTGTCTTCGCACGTCTCGGGTCGATGGTGGCCGGAGCGTTCGCTCTCTGGTAGTTCAGAGCAGAGATCTGATCGACGCCAACGATAATCTGGTCGACATCTACAGAGTAGGTGGCTTCATCATGGCTGAAGACTGCCGGAGCAACCTTGCCGAATGCCGGCTTTCTCTGGACCTGATCCTTGGCAAGCTCATCTTTGTTGAAGACGTAGTAGTTGCCAGTGGCGAAGGTCACAGGCAGGATCGGGAAGATGTCGGGAGCGACGTAGAAAGACGGCTCCTCAAATGCCGCGATCGCCATATTGGTGAGGTACATGTTGGGCTTCCAGCCCTTTGCAATGCTGACCTGAAGGCCAGCTGCGGTTGCATGCTGTTCTCTCATTCCCATTGTCTATCTCCTTTCTTACGCCTTGGCGCCGCTGTTGATCAGCTTGACCTTGATCAGATCACCGGCTGCGGTAGCGGTTTCAAGCGCTCGTGCGATGACATAGTTTCCGGTCTCGGCCTTGACGGCCTGGCCCTTCGCATCCGTTGCGAGAAGATCTCCGGCATCAAAAGCGCCGCCAGCCTTCCAGAGGCCGCATCCGCTGATCTGCACATCAACTCTTCCATTCGCGGCAACCTTCTCCGGGTTGCTGACGAGTGCGATTCCGACCGCATCAGCTCCTGCAGCCGGGAGAGCTGCGCCGGTAGCAGAAATCGCCAGGGCGACTCCCTGAGGAGCGGTCAGCTCAGACGCCGCAAGCAGGTCGATGGTCGGAGATTCATTGATTCCACTGTACTCCATAGTCATGAGGTACCTCCTTTCCTTACTGGTCGATCTCAGCACGAAGCTCATCGTCTTCGAGTGCTACCTGATCCATGGCCTTCGCCAGGCTCATTCCAGGATTCTTGGTCATCAGTTCCTTCGCCTTGGTGATCCACTTCTGCTCGGCATCGCCGGTCGCAGTGCCGGAAGTAGACTTTCCGATCTCGGTGAAAATCCCGGACTGCTTCTGGAGATCAAGCTGCTGATCCAGAGTAGCGATGTAAGAATCGTAGATGTCTGCACCGGCGTTCTTCATCTTCTTGAGGGTAGCGACCAGCTCGTCTTCCTTCTTTCCAAGAGGTTCGCAGTACTTCTTCGCGACTTCGGTGACCTCTTTGGTGAGGGAATCCTCTTTCATCTTTGCAATCTCAGCGTTGTTCGCTTCGATCTGCTCTCTCAGAGCCTTGACGATATCGGACTCAACCGGAGTGGCTGCCGGTGTGGTCTCCGGAGTGGATCCGGTTTCCTTTCCCTTGGTCACGTCTTCCGGAACCGGCTCTTCTGCCGGCTTCGCGCCTTCAGCCTCATCGTCAATGGCATACTTCTTCACGATGGCTTCGTATGCTGCGAGCTCATCGGCGGTCATTTTTGACTTATCGATCTTAAGCATTTCTTCAAGGTCTCCTTTCGGGGTTTTTGATTTGATCATGTCTCCAAGGTGCGTCTGATCGGCGTTCATAAGAGACAGATCAGCGGCGTCATCACTCTTCTCAAACTTGGCGCTCTGTCCGGCACACCACTTATCCACATATCCGCCGATTGCACCAGCGAACTGGGAAGCGCTCAGCTTCATGGCTGCATTCTTTCCGGATGCGTCAAGATCTGAGTCAGTAAGAATGGATGACAGCGAACTTCGCAGAGCGTAAGTCACGTCCCAGATCTCGTCGTTGATTGCCTCAACCGACTTGGCGCTCATCTGCTGTGCGAAGGTAGTCGCCTGTTTCTGTACTTCCTCCGAGGTCATTCCTCCCTCTCCGCTGAGCCAGTTGACAAACCGCTTGAAAAGGTTGTCTGTCTTTTCGGACTCTTTGCCGGCTTCAGGCGCGGCTGCCGGAGCAGGATTCTTGCTCTTTGTGAACACGATATTCGCTCTCGGATTCGCTCCTTCATCGACAACGGATATTGAAGTGATCTTGAGGTTTTTCAGTTTCTTTGCCAATTTCCGTCCTCCTTTCCTGGATTTATCAAGACGGCTCATCGCCGAGGTGATCGTCATCATCTGAATCATCGTCTACTCGGGCCGCGGTCCCCTCGATTGAGAACATCGGATACTGTCCGCTTTTGACCTTTGCCCAGACATTCGGATCAGTGATCTGGAAGCCGACCCACCAGCCTGTTGGCAGTGATCCTTCCGGGATGCCGAGAGCCTGCAGCTTCTCCGGAGTAAAGACCATGGACTCGATCAGTGTTCCGACGCCATTCCTGACATGCATCTCGCCTGCATCACGGAAGAACATCACGAAGTTGTACGCGGCGTTCTCAAGATCTTCCGGATCGATCATGTCATCCTGGTAATCATCAACCTGGCTTCCATCCTCCTCCACAGACACCGATGCCCACCCGAAGGCCTGCATCTTATCGTCATCGGACTTCTTGATTGCAAATGATCCTTTGATGACGCCCTCGACAGGCGCCTTCGGATCCGCTCTCGGCTCTTTCTTGGTTTTGAAAAAATCATTGAAATTCTTCATGTTCAGTCCTCTCTGTACTCAACACAGCACTTGCAGTTCGGATGCATAGGAGGGAGCTCGCAGGTATATTCCCGGCCATGATATGTGGTCGTGAATTCTCCATCGTCCCCGATCTGCTGTCCTTCAAGGTCTTCG